CGATATGAACAGGCGGCCTTGGGCCTTTACCAAGCTCAAATACTTTACCGTCGAGTGATCTACAAACGGCAGTCGTTCGACTATCTAAAGTTGCGATGTATCGGTATTTTTGGCCTAAGCTTTTGTTGGCTTTCCATACAGCCATTCTAGATTCTGAAGCCATGTGTTGCACAGAAGTTCTTGCTACAGCTTCTGCTTGCCTACGGCTCACACCTTGGACTAATCCGTCTTTGAATTTATTGGCTTTGGTGCCTCTGATTTCTCTGACAAATTGACTAGTGGTTCTGCCTTCTACCCAGGCTCTCCTAGCAGAATTCTCGACTTTTAGGGTTGTCGACCTTTGCCACTTTTTGACGAACGGTTCAAGCAGCTCTCCGGTCGCACTCAGAGGAGATTTTAGAGCTCCTAGATAAACGGCTTCAGCTTTCGGCAACTTGATTTTTCTTGAGTACACGTCTTTGAGTTCTGAATCTAAAGACCTTACTTCAAAGCCGGATTCATATTCTGAAATTTCCTTTAAGGATTTGACAAAGTCGTCTACGCTTTTAGTCAGAATTCTATCCTGCTTTTTGCGCAGTTTACCAAGAAACGACTTTAGCTGCCTAGCGTTTAGTTCACCTAAGTTTGAGACTTCGAGCTCCCCTACCGTTTCCTGAATCGCGCCAGCCAATAAGTCAATCGACTCAGAAAATTGCCGGGCTTTTTGCGTTTTTAGCCTTTCAAGAAAAACTTGATGCCGCGTTGCGATTTCGCTTAAAGAATCTCCTGATGGCATTATTCGTCTTCGTTACTTACTTCAGATTCGTTCGAACCAATCCCTCTGTTCATCAGCTCATCATCGTTAGCATCTCGCCACGTTTCTAAGTCGTGAAATGCTAGCCCACCTTTCCGGAACTTTTCTCGCATCTCTTCGTCGTCAATCGCACCGGCCATCCAGCTTGCAACAATCGCAGATTGATCTTGCGGGGTCAAATTGTGGATCTCAAAATCTTTGTTGAGCAAAAAGTAAGTTTTTTCAGGGTCAAATTCTTGACCTAAAAAGTCAGAAAGAAAACCTAGTGCAGAAGTATATGCTGATGAAACATTTTCAGCTGCCATTGAAAGCACACTCGTCTCAGATGCTTCTTGCATAGTAGCGTCTTTGGCCGTGCGTTGCACTGTCACAGACTCAATAAGTTTTGCTCCTAGCTTCACCATTTGTTCTTCTTTGTGGCGCATAGCATCAAAAGACCAATTTGAAGGGTTAGGCTGGATTAGTCCAGCGTTGCCACCTTCTGGAAGAACTAGCAAGGAGCGGCTACCGAGTTGAATGTTGTCACCTAAAATTTCTTTGGCCCATTCTTCGCCAATGCCAGAAACGTATGGAGTTGGTTGGCCTGTAATAAACACCGCTTCTTCATAATCAGCAGAATTGCGATAGTGCGCCATGTTCAACGAAGCTATGTCGTACAAAGGAGGGTTGTCAATCCATGGGTCGTTGTTATTAGACCCGATAAAAGTGAAAGGAATATAGTCGAAAGTTTCTCCGTTCTGTTTAGTCGGAGCTCTTTCTTCTTCAACTACGACGAATTCCCCTTGTTTTTCGTCAAACTTATAGACCTCAACAGTGTAAATTCCTTCGTCTCGCAACCTGAGCACACGCCAATTCTTTTCGGTTTTATGCTCAAACTCTGATTTTTCAACCGTAGCGTCTTCTTCTATTACGACCAGACTCAGACGACTTTCAGAACCGACAGCTTTAGTCCTCCAATTTATGATTTGCTTAGGATTGTAGCAAACTATGACAGGCCGCATTCCTTGCTCCTCGACAGCTTGCACGCTTATCTCACCTTCAGACTTAGGAAAATCCACCAGCAAACCTGCGCGGCCTTTACCAATAACGTGGAAAAGTGCCTTTTGAGATTGCTGGAAAATTGTCACACCTGATCCGTCGATGTCCGCTGACATTTTTCCGAAATCACCTAACTGAGTTTCTAAAACCGGGTCAGTCCGAAAAACTTGGCCCTGAAGACCGTTGGCTGTACGCTTAGTGACGGAGTAGAAAACCGCTCTCTGTAAATAACAATCGTAACGAGCGGCATTCTCAACGGAGCTGTCGACCCTAAAAGGTACTGGAGCCGGTAAGTATTTTTGGCGCTTGTCTTTTATGGTGCGCTCGCCAGAGATTGCATCGTCAATTAAATCCCAGTCGGGCAGGATTTCCTCGAATTCAGGAAGCCGGTAGCCGACGCCTTTCTTTAGGGCAGGGTTTTCAACTACTAAATTCGGATTTGTGTCATTTATAGTTTCGTGAGACATATTATGTTGAGTGCTTAGCTTTTAAGCCTTTGTAACGATTTCTGACGAGCGAAAGGCATTTGTACCGCACTTCATCGTAAAGGTGATCTTCAGCGTCGGTGTCAACGTCTTCAGGGTCGTTTTCATCTCTTGGTAGTACTGGTAGAAGGTCGAATGATGCTGTGCAATTTTCGCAGAAAAAGATGCCTGGTCCTTCACCGCTCAAAGAAGCTTTTAACCTATCTCGGAGCAATTGTAAACCATTCTTGCGTGATCCTTTGCTTTTATCTGACTTAAGCCACTTGACTTTTTTCTTTTCCATTTTAGTGGCAACGCAGTCGACGGACTTGTCGTCATTAGAAAAAATAGAACTATCTGCAGGCCCGGGCACGGCTTTCGACTTGATCCAACCTTGCTCTACGAGCTGTCTTTCTCTTTTCGCGATCCCTTCGGCCACTTCTTCAGACCCTAGTTTTAGTCCGGCATTAGTGCCAGGCCCTCCTTTTGACCCGTACCATTCAGCGATCCTGATCAAAGTCCCTTTCGGTGGGCAAAATCTTTTGCCGGAAGGGTAGTCTTTGGAAGGTGGAAAACGGACTTCTTCACCGTTAGCTTCGGCCCACCAACCCACAGAAAAAGGCTTTGAAGAGCCCCAGTCAAACGACCGGTCGATTTTCCAATTAGAAGGAATTTTGAATCTAGGTAGACGTAGAATGTCGCTATCCCAAACGTCGTCCAGGGCTCCGCCTGCAACAATGTCCCAATCGCCATCTTTCATGGCCGCGACTAAAGCCGGATCGCCTAATCCTTCTAAACGGTCTAAGTAGTCAGGGTCATTTTTTAGGAGGGTTGGATTGTCGCTCACTTTAGCCGGAATGTACTGTCGCAGCATCCCACCTTCTTTTTTAGGTGTTCTATTTACTGAAAGAGGAGGCGCGTAAGCGACAAACGTTTTTCTGACCCAAGTATGGCCAACCCCGCCTGGATTCGATCCACAAAGCGCTAATGGCAATCTTGCCGACCAGTCTTTAGGTACTTGCAAGCCGCCTAACCGGCACCGAGCTCTTAAATACCGGTAGATGCTTTCCTTAAAGTGGGTAAGTTCATCGATCAATAAGACGTGAATCTCAGCTCCTTGATATTTGAACTTGTCTTTTTCGTGTTGGCAGTGGCACAACCAGATTCTCGATTTGTTCCATTTGAACTCTAGGTAGTTTTTGCTCCCATTGTACTGGACTAAATCTTGGTCCATCCAATTGGCCAGCATTTCCGGAAATGATCCAGGGCCTGTCATGTGGTTTTTGACTAGGTCGTCTGAAAGCCTACGAAAAAGGTAGACTTGAAGCCCGTCAATCAAGCAACAGAGATAGATCGCAAGTGCTCGCATCAAGTGGCTTTTTCCGCCACCGGCAGCACCACCATACAAAATCTCATTAGCGACAGACTGAAAAGCGACAGACTGTTGCCGATGGAGCCTTAAATTGCATTCGTTTGAAGGTGGAGAATCAATCACAGGCCATAAATATAAATCAAGCTCGCGAAAAAGTAAATTAATTAGCTTTTTTGCTAAAATAAGTGTTTACATCTAGCAAAAAGTATCTATAGTCATAATTGTCACCAACTAATAACTACTAAGAACTACTATGAAAAAACCTTACATTACACTCGCACAGCACGCGAAAATCGCAAACACGTTTTTTGCTAACTACTTCCCACATTTTCTCGATAAAAATCTCGACTCATGCATTGAGAGCTTCATGACGTGGACCGGAAAAGACATGGCAACCGAGTTCGTTGCAAACAATGGAAATCGTAACGGCCAACTAGACCCTTCACTTGATCTATATCCGGTATTTAGTGAAGTTGAGGAATTTCTAAGCGAAGTCTTTGAAGAACTATAACTACTAACAACAAACTAATAACTACTATGACGATACAACAACTAATCGAAACTCTCGAAGAAATCAAAGAAGGCGTGGACGAAAACGCTGAAGTCCGCTTCGCAAGCCAACCATCATGGCCATTCGAATATAGCATCAGAGGCGTGCATGCTCTGAATAAAGATGAGCGTAGAGCACTTGCTTATGAAAACGGCGACTTCCATGACGGCTTTGACGACGAAGAGATCGAAAAGCAGGACGACGTTGTCTATCTCGAAGAAGGAAGCCAACTCGGGTACTTGCCCGGAGAAGCTAAGCAGCTACTCAATTGGTGATACTAACGATAAAGGGGCTCATCAAAAAAGGTGAGCCCCTTTAATTATTTTAAGTTTTTGCTAAAATAAGTGTTTACATCTAGCAAAAAGTATCTATAGTCAGAATTGTCACCAACTAATAACTACTAAGAACTATTATGAAAATTGCTGAACACAAAAAAGAAGTTGAAAGGATTGAGAACTTAATTCGC